GGCTAATATCCTCGGAGCAAACAGTAAAACTTCTGATTCGTATCAGGAAGAACAAAAAAATTTCATCTATCCGTTACCGGAGAGACTACAAAAAAGTTCTATGATTTTCCATTTAAGGAACGAACCAGTGTTATACTGTCACTCCGGTGATTTTAATTACTCAATGAGCTGACCACCCACCAGACAGGTGATCATTTTAGCTATTTTCTAGAAGGTATAGCTACCTCGCTGTATCCCTAAGGATTGAAATCATTGACAGCCGTGGGGGCGCCGATGCCGTAAATAACGGGCGTACATACAAAGAAGACGCAATTAAAATCGACTCCCGCACTATAGTACAAAGAAAACATGGGCCACTGAGTTGTGGCACCACCAGCATCAGAAACATCAAACGCAGCTGTGATAGCTACGTTGTCTTCGAGAGTGTTACCAGAAACCGTATTTCTACCATCAATAAATGCTGGTTGGAAACGGAACTGGGAATACTGTGGCACATTGACCGAGACAGCTGCTTGGGTACGAGTATTAGTCATACTTGTTCCAGACTGCCCTGATATGTACCTAGGTACTCCTCCCTGACTTGTCACTGTGGCTCTTGCGATACTAGACGAAGTTCCATTATTCTCACGAACAGTGAACCGATTACGGTTCTGGTCGTTAGGGTATGGAATAATCGAATCGTAATACCTTGTAACTGATACCGAATCAACTAATCTCACATTACTCCCAGTCGAAATGGGATTGACGTGAATATTTGTCGAACCACGATATCCTGCGAAACAATTCACAACCCAATCAATGGGGTGATTTGCTACGAAGTTGAATGGGGAATTGGTGACCGCATCGGACTCTAAAGCCCAATTAGTGGCACCAGATACCCATCCGTAGCTACGAGGTAGCCGCTCAAACAGATTCGTTGTCAAAGCGAATCCAGGCCCTACGTAAGTAGACGCTCCAGTCAAATATTGACCGAAGTGCTGAACGCAATAAAAACTGGCCCTGTGTAAGAGTGGTCGCAATGATGCAACATTCTCACCTGTAGTCAAGACACCAATAGTGGTGTCAATAGACACAGATCCTCCGACTATATCGTCCTGTTCATCACTCTGCAAAGGCAAAGGAGAATAGTTACGACCTAAATCTTTAGGAGCAGAGAACATTATATCTTTCCCTGGCCGAGCATAGAACAAACAAACAATATTTGGACTAGCCGCTGGACCAGTGAGCACATTTTGAACTCGCACAGTAAACATTCCGTTCACTGCATCGTTATCATAGGAATAAGAGGGTGTTGCTGAATTTGTCCAACAACTTGGAACTAAATCAGCTTTGAGATAGGGTGAGACCGCCTTGTACGGGATCTCAATCTCAACTTCATCCTCGAACTCTAAATCAACGACTCGAGTAAAGACTGCTGCTTCTGCACCTGTAATTCCTGAGATATCCGCATTTGGATCCCAAGAAACTACAAGTCTTCCCTTGTGGTATTGTGACTTAATAAACTTCATTTTGTAGATCATAGATCCACGCCAGAAACGGAACATCGATCCAAAGTACGAACTAGGTGTAAACCAATTAGTACTATCGGATGCTGATCCTGAAGTCACATACCCCATAGGGGTAACCATTGCTGAAAAGATGAGCGCATTTGTTGCTTGCGACCCATCCCATGCAGCCCCAGACAAAAAGGACTCTCGACCTATCGTATTTTCAAACGAAAGGCTGTCCGAATCATCAGTCCCGGCTAATGAGTTCGCTATTGAAACTTCATTCTTTGGGTCTAATGCTAATTTATCTATGGGCATCCGGGTTTCCACATTCGCAAGAGCGTGGAATGCTTTTGGCTGATATGCATGAACATCATCGATCATTGGAGGATTAGAATATCCAAACAATTTGGCAATCCCTGCAACTGCAGAGGCACCAATCGAAGTTGCCATTGCATACGGCCCAATAAAAGGGGCCGAGCTCAGCATACTAGCAATACCAGCGATAGCTGTCGCTGGTCCGGAAATGGTTCCTTCTTTTTCCTCGTACTCATCCGACTGCAAAGCAAGACCTGTTGTAGGTCCTGCAATCGTCAAATCTTCTGCCCAAGCATACACTGATACGGTGATGCCTGTACCAACTACACCGTTTGCAGATTGCAATCCAGCATATTCTACTAAGTGCATGGTCCCCATATCATCAAATTCTGATTCTTGGTTCACATCCAACCATGTGTTTGGCCACAAAAAGGGCAGAGTCATTTCGGCTGCAGACATAGATTGCGGTTCCAAATATAACCCAGGAGTCTGACTCAAGGGGATTTGGTCGCTTGCTGTATTGAATGCAATCGGATTGTTCAGAGGTACGTAACAAGCTCTAAGAGCACCATAATAAAATGGTGAGGAGTTGATTACGAACTTCAGCCGCAATTGACAATGCAATCGAGCATAATGGTCTAGCTTCTTCTGAATATAAGAATTCGAGAAGTAAGCAGTCCAAGGCTTGAAAGTGTCATTTGCAAACACACCTTCCTCCCATAGGAACGTGTGAATGAGCACAGGACGCGAAAGATACGCCCCTAGCCCAGCTGCGGGGTCTTTGTCATGATCATAGGATGAATCCGAAATCGAACCATAAGTTATACGATTCGATACGGCTGCATCTCTAAAGGCCATCTGCTGCTGCATTGAAGCTTCAGGAGCTACTGACGTATCAGTTTGCTCTTCAGATTGCAAATCAAGGACATTGACGGTTCCACATCTGGCACAATTGACCACTGTGGTAGCCCGTGTTTTATTGCGAAAACACGGAAAAAGCTTGACAAAAAAGTTAGCGGGTTAAATTCACTTCATGATAATCAGAAACCCTTCTGAAAATCGAAGTTCCTGTTCAACATCCCTTCAGCCACGGAGTCACTAAATAGTGATTTCGAGGATCGCTCAGGCAGAAGTACAGTTTGAATCCACGCTCGCAACGCACAAGTAAATGAACAGTTAAGAAAAACGCTACGCAGTAACTAGACAAACAGGATACATTTTGGTTTAACGGACCGTATATCTTCGACCCGGGGCTGCAACTTAATGCAGCTTCTCACACTCTGAGCACCGGCCATTCTCTGACCAGTCCTTAGAGATTTCAAGATATCCTTCTATGAGTTCCTCATAGACTGGAAAAGGGGCAAGCTCATATTCAGCTTCTAACCCCCGCTTCTTCACAATTGCGAGGAAGCGTCCTCTCCACAATTGGAAAGTTTCCTTGTCATAAAAGAAGAACTCTTGAAGGGCGCAGTTCATGACTTCAATAGCATGGGCTTCCATGCTGATCACTTTAGATGGTAGACATTTAGTCAACATCTTTTGGATCGTATCAAATTCAATCTGTGCGACGTGAGAGCCAACTTCAGCTTTGTAAATCCATTTCCTTTTCAGGAAAGATACCTCAGAGATAGAGATATATGGGACAGACTTAGCTTCCTTGTCAGCCATGGTGTATTTAACACCGATTTTCGCCAACTCAGTTTGGATCGACGTGTGATTGAACTGTGGAACAGTCCGCGACACTCCCATGATGTTGTCATCACCATATGTCATCAAAGACACTTTGGTTTTAAAATCTTCCATTGGTAGATTCATTTTGCACCACGTGTAACGTAAGTACAATGAATTAACTATGGAATTGATAATGACAGTTAGTGGATGTCCTGAGGGATTTGAACCCCAGAACTCAACCAGATCTCCATTGAAATCCGACAGAGGGAATGAAGTATCACAAGCAATACCATGGATGATCAGAAGATCTTCCTCTGGCCATCCTGCTCTACGAAGAATGTTCTCAAGAACTGTAAATGCAGAGAGAACCATTTGGGCGGACATACGCTTATCGAATTTAGCGTAATCTCCCGCGACCATTTGGTCCTTTCCATGCTGAGTCAAATAGTGGTACATGTTGTCCCACTCAAGACTAGTTGCATTAGTTCCTGGAGCGGCTTCAAAGATATACTTGTTGTTCTGAATCACTCGAACAGTGGAGAGTAGATACTTTCGTACTACAAAGCCCCAATCTGCTGGCGATCCGCTAAACAAACGAGTTTTCTTAGCTTCAATTTTGTGTAGAGCGGTTGGTTCATCTTTAGGGTGGTTAATAAAAACCGGCATGACTCTCTGACCTTGTTTATAGGTATCAACGATTTTGTTGACACGCT